CAGCACGTTTCAGATTAGCTTCGACGGTGTAGTGCGTGATCTGACGGTAGCGGCTAACAGAAGCTCTCACACGTTCGCATATACCGACAGTTACGGCGGCAGTGAGTCAGCAATTACTGTGACTTGCACGATGAGCAATAACGGTGAGTGTGATATGGCAGGAACTATCACGCTACAGGCTCGACACGCTCAAGCTACCTCGTATACGACCAGTGCGACGTTCACGTATTACATAAATCATACTGGCGGCAACTAACTTGAAAAACACTGACTTTGACACCACAATACTGTCATCACCAACAAAAAGGATGACTTATGTCAGAGCAACAGCAAGTAACCGAAGAGCAGTTTGTCATAGCACAGCGAATTGAATCATTGGCTAGGCAAAATGCACAACAAGCATTACGGATCGCCGATTTAGAGGCACAGCTTTCTTTAATTCAAGCCAAGTCACAACAGCCCGAACAACCTCAAGTAGAGGAAGTATCTGATGAGGATTACGAAGAAGTGCCTGCTGATACTCTTAATTAGTATTGCCGCTCCTGCCTTCGGGCAGGACACCCCTGAGATAGATCCAGTCCCCGAAATAGATCCACCACCAGAAAGAGATGAGGATGGCTTTGAGCCTGATCCTGACAATGGTGGTGACGGCACTAATATTGAAGGTGATCTAAATACATCCAACTCCAACAACAACAACATAAATAAGACGTACAACGGCGCTGGTTCTGGCAGACAAATGCCAGCTAATACGGCGGTAGCACCTAGCTTAATGAGTACAGGACAACAGTCGTGCCTTAAATCACTGTCTGGTGGCGTTCAGCTTGTTGGATTTGGTGTGTCATCTGGTCTTTATCGGCAAGATGAAGAGTGTAATCGACGCCTTAACGCTATCACCCTGTCAAATATGGGCATGAAAGTGGCCTCAGTTTCGCTCATGTGCCAGAATGCTATGGTGTGGCGGGCTATGTTTATGAGTGCAACTCCATGTCCTATAATACGCTCAGGGCGCCTAGTAGTGGGTAAAAACGCATTGCTGGCGATTAAAAAGAATCCCGAGTTATGGATTCCTGATTACGATGAAGACAAGGCTTTTTACGACGCGCTGTTAGCAGGGGGCAATGATGAAAACATCGAGCAAGAGTCTGATGGTGGTACTCTTAGCGATCGTTTCCGCTCCACTAAACGCGACCGAGATTGACGACCTAGTTAATACAAGTCAAAGCATTCGTGACACCTTTGCTTACGGCATCAAAACTATTGCAGGTGGTGCGGCGTACGCTGGAGAGGGTTATATTGCACCAGCAATGGCCGAAAACGGCCACATATCCAAAGAACAGCAAGACGCCTATAACGCCGCCGTAGCCGCAGTTCAAGCGGCCACTTACTCTTACGATCCCAATGCGGATCAATACTTTCAAGACCAAGCTGAGCAAGCCATGGAAGAGGTGTCAGAAATGATTGATGCCTATGTGGAGGCGGCACAGCAGATTATTATGGTTGCCACCGTTAACGAGATGGCTCAAGACGCGCAGACAGCCGCCGATGAACGCGAAGCGATGGCTCTGCAAGAATTTATGGGCGCGAATGACGTAGTGCTTCAAGACGAAGACATTGAGACATACAACACTGCTTTGTCTAACACTGAGTCTGCAATTCAAGTGGCGGCGGCTTATATGGCAGTTGCCAATGATGAAAACTTGCTTGATCAAGCAGACAATATGGCTAGAGAGTACAACGTTACATTTGAGGAAGCCGCTTTTGTTTTCTTCGATTTAGACACAACATCGGTCTGGGTTTCATTTGATGGTGGCGCGACCATACAAGGCTTACAGGTAGGCAATTACTTTGTCACTGCTCCAGAAGTTTTAACACGTGCGGAGACAGAGGAGTTTTATACCACAAGCCCAGAGGGTGGTTGCTGGTTTGCTGAAAATCAAGAGGAGTGTTTAAACGGTGGCCCTTGAAGATGTTGAGGTAAATGTCGGCGGAACGTCTATTAAAGGCGTTTGGATCGCTATTGTATTCACTTTTGGCTCAACTATCGGAGGCGGAATTTGGGCGGCATCTCAGTTTTTTGCTCAGCTTAATGAGCAGTCTGATGCAGTTATAGCCGCAACAGCACAAGCAGAGGGATTGGCTACACGCTTTGATGACTTGCGAGAGTCAAATGCTCAGCGTCTGCAAGCCATGGACGTAAAGCTATCTAATATGGAGCAAGCCATGACAGCGGCCGATGTGGAGAACCTTCAGGGCAAGCTTGCCGAGTTAGGCGCCAACTTGGTGCAAATAATGGATGCCCAACAGGAGCTGTTAGATTTGAGGGACCGAATTAGTTCGGTAGAAAAAACATCATCGGAAACAGAACTGCGTGTTTCTGGTAAATTAGACGCGTTGTCGACTATTGATGACCGCTTACAGCGTTTCGAGCGTGATATGGACGACCTTTGGATGGCAATTGACGCAACAAACCCTTTAGGCGGGAACTAATGAATACGGCAGAAGAAGCATTGAAGCGAATTGAAATACACGAAGCCGAGTGCAAATTATTACGAGAAATGATTAAAACAAGGCTCGATTCTGGACAAGCTCGCTTCGATCGCATAGAGCGCATGATTTTTGCTCTTTATCCTTTAATTTTAGGCGTGCTTGGCGCAGTGGGGTACTTCGCATGAATCTTGACGATCTTAAGGGAATGGTTGGCAATCTTGCGCCAACGCTGGGAGCGGCCCTAGGAGGGCCTGTAGGAGGCGCGGCGGCACAGATGCTAGCGGACGTACTGGGTTGCGATCCGACGCCTCAGAAGCTAAATAAGGCGCTCTCACAGGCAACTCCAGAACAGCTTGCAGAAATTAAAAAAGCAGAGCTTGACTTTGAAGCCCGCATGAAAGAGCTTGATGTTGATGTGTTCGCACTAGAAACGAAGGATCTTCAACATGCAAGGGACTCATTTTCAGAAGATTGGACGGCAAGAGCGATTGCGCTTATGTCTATCTTGCTTTTTGGTGGCTACGTTTTGCTCGTTACTCTCCAGCCTGCTGATGACAACGACCTCAATGTCGTTAACTTGGTGCTGGGCTATCTCGGGGGCATCGTGTCTTCTGTGGTGAGCTTTTACTTTGGTGCAAGCAAGGGCAGTAAATGAGCAAGCTATCTGATCAGCTTCGTATACACGAAGGCGTCCGTAGTCACTTTTACCGATGCACGTCTGGCCTTGCCACGATTGGAGTAGGTAGATGCATAGAGCAGGGGTCACTCGGGCTTTCTGATGACGAAATTGACTACCTTCTTGAAAATGACATCAAAAGATGTAAGCAAGAGTTGATTGCATTTTCGTGGTTTATGGATCTGGACGCTGTACGTCAAGACGCGATGGTTAACCTATGCTTTAACTTAGGCTTTTCACGCTTGTCATTGTTTACGAATGCACTCGCCGCAATGGCTGAGGCGAATTACGATCTAGCCGCCATGGAGTTTCTTGATTCTAAATGGGCGCGACAAGTCGGCAAGCGATCCGAAGATGTAGCGCACATGATTCGTACTGGCGAATACCCTGCATAAAAAAGCCCCCGAAGGGGCTTTGATTATTTAGGGGCTGGAAAGAATCGCGATAACCCATCTGATACTTCGTAGATGTAAAACTGCACCCAGCTGAGATCATTATCTAACATTGCTTGTACGGCATCTTCGCGATCTTTGAATCGCTTATCCAAAAGACCCGCTTCGTTCAGTACGCTCCATACTTCCTTGCGATGAAACGCTCGCTTGGTCTTTCGATCCATACCCTTCGTGGCTTCTTTGTACCATTGGTACCCTTTGTCGATCATAAACCATGTATTGGTCATGTCTGTTCTCCCATCTGTTCCACGTGGAACTATCTTGTTAAAGGTCGTGTAGAGGCTTCGCCCTACCCAGACATTATACTACAAGTAAGGACCGATGTAAACATTAGTGTTTACGCGGGGTTGACCTAAATGAATCAAAAGTGTTTACAAAGAAAACAAATCCGTAGTAAGATGCACTTGTAATCGACAAAAGGGAGGTCATTACATGTATTCAGAAAACGCAGTAACTCAGTACAACGAAATCCTCGACAAGTTTGACGACCTACTTGCTGAGTTAAACAAGGCCGATTTGCATTATGGTCTTACGGACATGCAAGGTCAGTCGCAGGTTCAGCTTCGACAGATTTACGACGCGATGACTGGCGACGTTCTCGATCTTGAACGTGAAGTGCTTTAAGGAGGGCAGTCATGATAAAGGATTTTGTAGAGCCAAAGCTCATTCCGCAAGAAGACATGGACGCCATCGCAGGTAGCTTAGATGCACTGCAAGCGTTAAGCATTCGCACACCCAAGCCAAAACAGCAGGTTCACATGGAGAATCGGTTAGACGATTACCTAGAGTTAGTTGAGCAGGATTATCTGCGCGGCTGGACCGACTGTGAGCAAGGCATTCGTCACAGTGCCAAGCAATCGCAAGCCTACGATAACGGGTACGGCGACTGCTACCAGTATGAGAACCAAAGCCAAAGTCATGGGGAGGACATGGGATGAGTACATGGAGAACCTTAAACGACATTAACGTCAACGAAAATAAAAAGGACAAAGGTGGTTTTGACTATCTTTCGTGGACGTGGGCGATCGCGGCAGTAAAAGACGCGGGTATGGATCTCGATTGGGAGATTCTGCCCGACGTTCACTACCCAAGCGGCACGATGGAAGTGCGCATGAACGTGAAGATTAACGGTAGAAGTCACGTTATGTGGCTGGCAGTTACTAATCACCGCAACCAAGCCATTAAGCATCCAGAAGCTGACGCCATTAATAAAGCCAGAATGCGTTGCCTCGTGAAAGGCATAGCTGTCCACGGGCTTGGTTTCTATATCTACGCTGGCGAAGATTTGCCACTGTCCTCACCTCACGAATTGTACGAGGATTTTAGAGGCCGAGTTGCAAGCAGTCAGTATGAAGCCGCCATTTGGTATATGTCACAAACCGAAGAGGTCAAGATTGACATCAACAACAGTGCGCCCAAGGGAGAGGTTTCTGCTCTTAAGCGTGTTATTAAGGAGCTTGAAAGCCTAGCGAACGATAAGCTGTTTGAAATCGCTACCGCAATTCAAGAAGGCGTCGAAGAAAAAGACACGACGAAGATTCTGGAGAATGCCGAAGGCCTTAATCAGTTTGAGCGTCGAGCAGTTTGGTCTCGTTTACCAGCTTACATTCAGGATCAAGCAACAGCGATTCTTAAGGAGAGTCAGTCATGAGTGATATTAAATGGGTTAACGGTATAAAAGCGTCCCGCGCTAAAGGTGCGCCAGAGTGGGCCATTACAAAGCTCACCGTTTACCGTCGGGAAATGCTGGAGCATCTTCAGCAGGAAACCGATGACGTGCTGTACTGGGAGGTACTCCGTGCTCAGAAAGGTAATCTGTACATGAAGTACGACCCAGAGGGCAAGGCTTATGCTGAAAAGGTGGCAAAAGAAGGCATCGAAAGTGCTAAAGCCACGCTTGAAAAACCTAGTCAGCCTCAAGCGCACGAATTTCCAGAGGATGATATACCGTTTTAAAAAAAGCCCCCAGTGATGGGGGCAATCGCTTCTTACGGAACACACTATGCTGAGTAACGTCAGATTAATTAAAAGGTGTTTACCATGTCAACAAGATTAAGCCATGTCGGTAAGTGCATACGCATAGCACAGGCCGCAAAAAATATTCCTACTAGGGAGGTGTGCGAGTCTCTAGGTGTGCCGCGTCAACAGCTTAATAGATGGCGTCATACCGAAAATAATAAGATCCACACTGTACAGCGATTGGCGCAAGTGTTTAGTATGAGCGTTGACGAGTTCTTGGAGCTTGATCGCAATCTTTAAATTAAAAAGCCCCACAGCGACCAACTGTAGGGCTTTCCCTCGAAGGGAGCGAGGGGTTCTGAATGGGAGTCCAGAGATGTCAGTATATCATTCGTATATACACAAGCAAGTCTGGATAGCTGTAGGGCGCAGGGCTGGGGAATCAGAAAACCCCAGAGACGACGATACCTGAGAGTGTGTGCGCCCCCGATGCCGAGAGCAGGCAAAGGGATAGATGTCCAGATTCGATACTACGGCGAATTCAGCTCGTGAGTTTATTAACGAAAATATGGCGCAAGCCATAAGGTTTACCGTGGGAGAAAATAAATGGAAATGCTTTTAAACGACAAAACCACCTATCAAGTCGCAGAGACAGATATCAGTAAGTGGTCAGAGCTTTACCCTGCCGTCGATGTGCAACAGGAGTTGCGAGGCATGATTGGGTGGTTAGATGCCAATCCTAGCAAACGCAAAACCCGCAGAGGTGTTAAGCGCTTTATTAACTCGTGGTTATCACGCGCGCAAGATTCTGGTGGCGCATCACCGATCGCAAAAAAAATGCTGATCAAGGAAAACGGGCCTACACCTACAAGAAATATGTCGGCCGAAGATGAGCTTTGCGACATAAGCTGGCTTAACCCAGACCGCAAGCCAGCAATTAGGGCTTTGTTTCTTGAAAAATATGGCCATGTATTCGAGGGGTAATCATGCAAGGTGAGCAGTGGATCGTTACGGACAAGAAAACGCTAGAGCATTTCATTACACACGCTGTAGGTCTGTTACAAGAAAATGGCTCAGTTACTTTTAAATGGTCAGTAGGCGACCAAAGAACCACGCGGCAGAACAATGCAATGTGGCTTTGGCTGGATCAGCTGTCAGAGGCCCTTAATGACGCAGGGTATGATATGAAAAGGACTCTTAAGCCTCACATCGACATACCGTGGAATAAAGAACGGGCCAAGGAGCATCTATGGGATCCTATTCAAGAGATCATGACCAAAAAAGACTCTAGCAAGCGCATATCAAAGCAAGAGGTAAATGAAATACAAGAGGTGGTCGCTCGCTATCTTGCTCAGAATACAGGTGTCAGCGTACCCTTTCCTAAACGTCCGGAGTAAAACTGATGCCAAGGAAACCAAAATCCACGCCACAACTTGTAAACGAGGCCGCTGAACTAACACAGAGGCTCGTGCGCATGAAGGCCGCGAACCAATTTGGTATAGCGCAGTGCGTATCGTGCGGCAGTTTTAACGACTACAAGAAAATGGATGGCGGTCACTTTATTAGCCGTAAGTATGCGTTTCACAAGCTACGCGAAGAAAATATCCATCCTCAGTGTAAGCAGTGCAATCGTTTCTTTTCTGGGTGTCACGATGACTACCGTCGGTACATGGTCGATATGTACGGCGAGGACTTTGTTGATTGGTTAACTGAAACCAAATGGACGATCGTAAAGTGGAACCGAAATGATGTAATGGACCAAATTGTAGAGCTAAAGCAAAGAATTAAAGACCAAGAGGCCCGACTAGCAGGAATGTAAATAATTTTAAAAAAAGTAAACAAAAGTGTTTACAAGTTATGGAATTCCATTAGGATGCAAATCAGGCAATAACGCCTTTATGGGAGAACAGAAATGACCGTATATCAAAACCTTATGGGCCAAATCGAATCCGTAGGCCTTCTTTTTAACGTCGCAGAGGATCAAGTAATTACCGCAAGCGGCATCGTCATCGAGGGCAAGAAAGCCCTTATCAATACCGCTAACGACAAAGTCATGGGCATCGTCTCGAATGGCTATCGCACCGTTCCTAACGAGGAAATCTTTAGCAACTTTTGCCAAGCAATCGAGGATAGCTCGATCGACGCAGAGGGCGCTTACGTCAACATTCGCCGCACAGAGTCAGGCTCACGGGCGATGGTTGATTTCGTATTTCCTAACGAGCAGTTTACCGTCAATGGCGACGACTCAAGCACTCAGCTACAGATCTGCGCGCTTAACAGCTTCGATGGATCGCTTCGGTATATTACCAAGGCTGGTGGACTGCGCATGAAGTGCTTAAACGGTCAGGTGCTGGGTAATATCGCCGCGAGCTATTCGTCTGCACACACGACCAACCTTAACGTCGAAGCTGGCGCGAAGAAGGTCATCGAAATGCTGGATCAGTTCAACTCGGCAAAAGAATACTGGGGCGAGCTGATGCAAACTCGAGTATCCGACGCGCAAGTAATCAGCGTCCTTCTACATTTCTTGGAGTTACCACTAGACTCTGAATTTCAGTCTAACAGACGGTACCAGCGCGTTTGGGAGATCTGGCGTGGATATCGCGCGGAGATGGGCAGTAACGCTTACGCCCTGTATAACACGATGACCGACTACGTTACGCACCGCAAGCCACGTAACGCAGATACCGCCGTACGCGCTATGGCTAACGGTCGAGAGCGAATCAACAAAGCAATGGCTACCTTCGGGTAGCCCTTTTTTGCCCTAAACAAAACTTTTTTGTATTATTTGTAATAAAAGTGTTTACAAGTTAGGGAATTCCATTAGAGTTAGATCCATACCAACTTACGGGAGTTCAAAAAATGGAAAAACATCAAGCAATCTCAGCAGTTAAAAACTTGGTTCAAGATCAGCTTAACCGAACAGCGGCTCGCCGATGCAAAATCCAAATTAATTCAGAGGCTTTGGAAACCGACCCAGCAACTGGCTACCTTTGCCCCAACCGAATAGCAAGGGTTCAAAAGTTGGTAGACAAGCTTTACCAACGCGAAACAAATTGCTACGGCATGCTTGCAGATTTACGGGCCGCATAACGCGGCCTTTTTTGTTTAAGGGAGAGCAAAAATGGAATTTGATATCTACCGAGGCCGCAAGATTTTCTTTAACGAGTCTTGCCAATTGTTCGAGGTACTCTACGCAGGGGTACCTCATCGTTTTGGCGACGAAATCGCCGCTCGTGAATTTATTCGGGAGGTGTGGGGATGAAAATTAGGTACGTATTTTTGGTCCTAGCAATCGTCGCTGGATTAGGGTTCGTCGGAGACGGCGACTATCAAGACCAACTCGCTATGCAGGATCACTACTGCGAGCAAGTGCAGGGTGGTCATTGGCCAGATTATAAAAACATCGCAGAGGAGGTGTGCAAATGAGTCAGCAAGATCGCATTTTGGCCTACTTACAGGAAGGCAGAACACTAACCCGTCTTAATTCTTGGGAACAGCTCGGCATTCTGGAAGCGCCCGCACGTATTTCAGAGCTACGCGCTAAGGGCCATCAAATCCATACGCGCATGGTGCCAGTTCGCAATCGCTTTAATGAGATGGTTAAGATCGCTCACTGGACTCTTCAGGGGGAGTAATGGCTAATTTTATACCATCATTGTCAGTCATGCCATCTAATGTTATAAACTTGACGCCTCAGCATGGGGCGTTTTTTATGTCGGTGTCATCGACTTTTGCAACAAACAAGGTCGAGGCAGAACGCATCGCTGACCTTCTGCGCAAAGCGCAAAGATTGGCACAGATCCTAAGGGTCGATGTAGCGTTGACGGTAGACTTAAAACTGATGCGCCTTGCTGAAGTAAATCTTGAGGAGATTGCAGAAATAGTAAGGAGTCCAAGGGACTATGAGTATCAAGATCAAATACGAGGCTACAAAAGACCTTAACCCATACCAAAACAACAGCCGCACTCATTCGGCACACCAGATCAGTCAGATAGCCAAAAGCATCGAAGAGTTTGGATTTCTTAATCCCATACTAATCGACGATGAAAAAGTGTTAATTGCAGGTCACGCTCGCTTAGAAGCCGCAAAAAGCCTCGGCTTGGCAAAAGTCCCGACTATACACGTCAGTAATTTAAATCCTACACAGCAAGCGGCTTACGTCATTGCCGATAACAAGCTGGCATTAAATAGCGGTTGGGATTACGACCTCGCAAAAATTGAGATCGAATTTCTGCAAAACGAAGGGTTCGATGTCGACTTGCTTGGCTTTGAGCCAGCAGAGCTATCCAGCATTTTGGTAGAGCGTGAAGAAGGCGAGACTGATAGGTATGCAGAATGGGAAGGCATGCCAGAGTTTGATCAGCCTGACGCTACTAGTCATAGACACGTTGTTGTGCACTTCGAGAATGACGACGATGCCGCAGAATTCTTTTCTTTAATAGGCCATCCCGATACGGGCAAAACTAAGAGCATTTGGCATCCGCAAAAAGAAAAGCGCAAGTCGGACTCGCAGTATGAGTAAGAATTATCCGCTGTTTCCGCTGTATGTTCCGACGAAGGGACGACACGAGTATATGCACACCAGTAAGTCGCTGACCAACATGGGCGTGTCTCATTACCTCGTGGTAGAGCCAGATCAAGTGGAGGATTACCAGCGCAGTGTGCACGATATGAAGTTACTGGCACGCATCCTGCCGCTGGATATGTCCTATAAAACCAAATATGACCTGTTGGACGACTTGGGTCTTGAGCGATCGACTGGGCCCGGCCCTGCTAGAAATTTTGCGTGGAATCACAGTAAAGAGAATGGCGCAAAGTGGCACTGGGTGATGGATGACAATATCCACGGCTTTTTTCGTCTAAATAAAAATCGCAAGGTAATATGCAAAGCCGCTGGCTTCTGGCGAGCAATGGAAGATTTCTGCTTACGGTATGAAAATATCGCTATGGCTGGACCTCAGTATTTTATGTTTACGCCAGCAAGCTCCAAGATGCCACCGTTTATCATGAACACGCGTATATACAGCTGTAATTTAATAAGGAATGACGTTCCGTTTCCTTGGCGTGGTAGATACAACGAGGACACAATCGTTAGTCTGGACATGCTTAAAGCAGGCTGGTGCACCGTACTGTTTCGACCCTTCTTGCAGAACAAGCTAGTAACGCAGACGATCAAAGGCGGCAATACCGAGGAGTTTTACCATCGGGAAGGCCAAGTAAAGCATGGTCAGTCATACGCTGATAACGGCACAACAGCCAAATCCCAAATGCTCGCAGATGTTCACCCAGACCTAGCTAAGGTCGTATGGAAGTTTAATCGCGTACATCACACCGTTGACTATTCGCCATTTAAAAAGCAAAAGCTGGTTCGTAAACGCGGCTTAACTGTGCCGAAGGGAGTAAACGATTACGGTATGACATTAGCACCACTGCGTAAGGAGTCGTGATATGAGACCTACAAAGACTATCAGCTGGGAAGACTTTGACAAATTGTGCGGCTTACAGTGTACAGGCGAAGAAATTGCGGCTTTTTTTGACATCGATTACGACACACTTAATGCGATCTGTAAGCGTGAACGCGGCAAGGGTTTTTCGGACTGTTTTGGACAAAAGAGACAGAACGGCAAAATTTCTCTAAGAAGGCGACAATATCAGTCGGCTATGGAAGGCAATCCAACCATGATGGTGTGGCTTGGTAAAAACTGGCTAGGCCAGTCTGATCAGGTAACACTGCAAACCAATGTAGATATTAAAGGGTTCCGAGTAGTCGAAGATGATTTTGGAGACAACAGCCAGCCGACCACAGGTTGAGTTTATAAACCATGATGCCCCGTTTCCTGCATTTGTCGGTGGCTTTGGTTCTGGCAAAACACACGCGCTAATCCTCCGAACACTTGGCAAAGTATTTGGTGACGGTAGGGATTTGGCGTATTACATGCCGACCTATGGACTTGTCAGGGACATTTGCTATCCGCGATTTGAGGAAATACTGTCCGGTATTGGTGTGCCGTTTCGCATCAACAGGGGCGAGCACGCTATCTATGTGAACAACAAGCGCATTATCTTTCGGACACTGGATAACCCCGACCGTATTATTGGTTACGAGGTAAGCGATAGCGCCGTTGACGAGCTAGACACACTGCCGACTGATAAAGCCAAAAGGGCATGGGAGCAAATCGTCGCACGTAATCGCCAGAAAAAAGCCACGGGCATTAATACCGTAGCCGTTGGAACTACACCGGAGGGCTTTCGCTTTGTATACGATCGCTGGAAAAAAAATCCTACGCCTAGCTATGCGCTGGTTCGTGCGCCTACATCAAGCAACTTGGCCAATTTGCCTTCAAACTACATTGCTACCTTAAAAGAAACGTACAGCAGTACACTTTTGGCGGCATACCTTGAGGGCGAATTCGTAAACTTTAACGCTGGCACTGTGTATGCCAGTTACGATCGTGAGACGTGCGATAGTGACGAGGAGATACAGCCTCACGAGCCGCTCTTGATCGGTTGTGACTTTAACGTAACGAAGCAAGCGGCTACTGTTTTCGTCGTCCGAGACGGCGAATTACACGCTGTGGATGAGCTTGTTGACATGTACGATACACGCGACATGATAGACGTAATTCAAAACAGATATGACGGGCACATGATTTATATGTACCCTGACGCATCAGGAAGGAACAGAAATACCACCAATGCATCACTGAGTGATATAGCATTACTTGAGCAAGCGGGCTTTGCGGTACGGGCCAAGAAATCCAACCCAATGGTAAAGGATAGGATTATGGCAATGAATACAGCACTGGAAAAAGGTCGAGTCAAGATCAATGCTAGCCGTTGTCCGCGTGTAGCGGAATGCCTAGAGCAACAAGCATATCGCAATGGCGAACCCGACAAGACGACGGGCTTTGACCATCAAAATGATGCGACCACTTACCCTATAGCTTACGAGATGCCGATTGTTAAGCCGGTGTCTCATGTCCGATTTAGTTTTGCCGTATGATAAAATCGGCTAACAATTCACGGGATTTGCGCCATGCCAGTAAGTAATACCCACCCAAAATATGATTTGTACCAGCCTATCTGGGCGCAGACACGCGATGCAGTGCGCGGCTCTGTAGCCATTAAAGAGAAAAAACACGTATATCTGCCAGTGCCAGATCCACAGACGATCGACGAAAGATTAGGAACGGGAACGCTGAGATATCGCCAATACATTAAACGAGCCGTATTTACCAACTACACAGGCCGAACTAAAAATGCGCTGGTAGGCGCGGCATTTCGTAAGAAACCGACTATGGAATTGCCAGCGTCGCTTGAATACTTAGAAGCAAATGCGACAGGTGACGGCTTAAGCTTAGAGCAACTGGCAAAAGATGAGCTTGCAAACATATTGGAGACGGGCAGAAGCCTCTTGCTGGTGGATTATCCTCAAGCAGACGAAGGATTAAGCCTCGAAGACATCAACCGATTAGGACTTAAAGCGAGCATCGTGCCATATACGGCAGAACAGATTTGTAACTGGCGCACGCAGGCAGTAAACGGACGAAAGCTACTTACACAAATTGTTTTAGCGGAAAAATACAACGTTGATGACGATGAGTTTGGCCACGAAATGGACACGCAGTATCGCGTTTTGCGTTTGCGGTCGGACGGATACACACAGCAAATCTACCGAGATGATATGCCAGTGACCGAAGAGGTATACCCAACTAAAGCCGATGGCTCTCGATGGAATGTCATCCCTGCGATGTTTGTTGGCTCTAAGAACAACGACAGCACCGTTGACGATGCGCCGCTTGCTGATATTTCAGAGGTAAATATCGCGCACTACCGTAACTCAGCTGACTACGAGGAAAGCTGTTTCATAACGGGTCAGCCTACGTTGTTCGTTACGTCCAGCTTGTCGTATGAGCAATGGGAAGAAGCTAATCCAGAGGGCATAAAACTAGGATCACGAGCAGGTCACATGCTCGGCGAGACGGGTAGCGCAACCCTGTTACAACCAAATGCCAATAACCTTGTGCTCGAAGCCATGAAAGCAAAAGAGTCGCAGATGGTCGCCATTGGTGCACGAATTATTACTGATCGCGGTGGTAACGAAACGGCGGAGGGTGCGCGTATTCGCTTTGCTTCTGAAAACTCTGTACTCGGCGATATCGTGGGCAACCTCAGTAGCGCACTTGAACAGTGCGTAAACTGGTGCGGTGAGTTTATGGGTGCAAGTGATGAAGCAAAAATCGAAATCAATCGCGAGTTTTATGATAAATCGGTGGATCCACAGCTTATTATGTCTATGGTACAGCTTATGGATCGCCAGATTATTAGCAACCAAGATATCTTCGATCGCTTAAAGGCCGCGGGTATTATCGAAGGCACGCGCACGCTTGAAGACGTACAAGATGAGTTGGAGGACCTACCAGCGCTATGAAAAAGACCCCAGCGGGAAAGGTAAGAACGCCAGCGGGTAACTTTGTGCCAAAAAATTACGTGCAGGGTTTAACGGGCGCGGCTCGCACCAAAAGGTTGCGTGAGCTAGATGAGATGCGTAAAAAGGGAAAGAAGTTAGGTCCGTTGACGGGCGATAAAACGCCAAAGGGCAAAGCTAAGAGGCTACCCAAAAGCAAACACACTAAAGCATTTGAGAAGCGATATGGCAAAACTAAATGAATCAGCGAAGAAAGCTTTGCAAAACAAAGCTAAGAAGGCAAATGCGCCATATAGCGCACTAAAGCAAATCTATATGAAAGGCTTGGGTGCGGCTGTTACCTCTGGGAGACGGCCCGGCACTACTCCACAGCAATGGGCGATGGCGAGAGTAAACTCAGTGCTTACAGGCGGCAAAGCGCGAAACGTTGACGCGGCGCAATGGAAGAAAATCCAAGAGCATCGCAAGAAAAAACGAGCCAAGAAATGACCGATGCCAAACTAAAAAAATATGGGCTCTCTGGTTACAACAAACCTAAGCGCACGCCTAACCACCCAACCAAATCGCACGTTGTATATGCCAAAGAAGGCGATAAGGAAAAGTTAATTCGTTTCGGTCAGCAGGGCGTTAAAACGAATCAGACGGTAGGCCAACGCAAAGCATTTAAATCGCGACACGCAAAAAATATTGCGAGGGGGAAGATGAGTCCGGCTTGGTGGGCTGACAAGGTAAAGTGGTCGCCGAGCAAGACAAAGAGCAAGTCCACTAAATGGAAAAAAGGAAGTTAGCTATGCCAATGGTTAAAGGAAAAAAATACCCGTACACAAAGGAAGGCAAAAAGAAGGCGGCAAAAGCGAAGAAACGTGGCAACAAACGATGACATTCAAGATGCTCTCACTCGCCACCAAATTTTTGTTCTACGGTATGCGAAGGGCAGAGAAAACGAAGCCGCTGAATTTATAGCTAAAGCATTACGGGGCGTACTCGATCGACTTGAGGAAACACCTTTTACTGACAATCAAGCACGCAACGCCGCAATCATAAATGATTTGTATCTGTACCTTATTGCCGCTAACACGACTTATGCACAGGAGTTTTCGGTAGAGGTTGCGCGATTCGTTGATTATGAAAGCCGTTACATGGCTAAAGTCATGAACACCAAGGTTGAAGTCAGTTTTACTGATATAAGCCCAGTGCAAGCACGTCAGGCTGTTTTTGGCAAAGTCATGGATATCGAGCCAGTGCGAGGCTATACGGTCGCTGATGCTCTCAAAGAGTTTGGAGAAGCAAACGCTCGAAAAGTCGAGACCTTAATGCGAGAGGGTATTTTGCTAGGCCAAAGCAATAACGAAATTGCCGATGCTATTACCGATATCATACCTACCCAAAAACGCCGCGCGCAAACGCTGGCTCGCACCGTTACGAACTACGCTGGTAACACCGCGCGCAATGAAACTATTAAAGAAAATGCCGACATCTTTGAAGGCTACAAATGGGTGGCCACGCTTGACAGCAGAACCTCTTTGATCTGCGCCTCTCGTGATGGCAAAATATACGAAATTGATGACAGAAACCCAAAACCGCCAGCGCATTTTAATTGCCGATCCACCATTTCATTCGTCGTCAAAGATGAGTTTGACCTTGGCGCGGATATTGAAGGGCGAAGGCCGTCAAAGGGCGATAAAAAGCAAGACGTTGGCGCTGATACGACATATTCGCAGTGGCTACGTAAGCAATCTCCAGAGTTTCAAGAGCGGGTGTTGGGTAAAGCGAGGGCAAAGTTATTTCGATCTCGCAAACTGCCATTAGACAGATTCATAGATGACAGAGGCAATGTGCTGTCACTTGATGAGCTAGAGATTGATGATGATCTCTTTATTTAACCGTTAAGGGCGGGCGACTAGGTCGCGGAGGAAATATGGATTTAGATCAACTTGGGTTAGAGGACGATGCGAAGCAAGCCATACAGTCATTTATCGACGAAGAGGCCAAAAAGCGTGCGCAACCACTGGTCGATGCAGAAGTTACTGGGCTAAAAAATAAGAACAGTGAACTGCTCGGTAAGTTAAAGGAACAGCAGGCACTTGCAGAAACCCTGAAAGCAGAGCAAGCGCAAGCGGCAGAAGAATCGGTTCCTAAGGAATATAAGGAGTATGTTCAGTCTTTAGAAAAGACAACAGAAACACTCCGATCTGAGCTAAATGATTTTAAAAGGCAACAAGAAGTTGCAAAAATGCGTGAGCGTGCTGTTAAACTAGCGGCAGGCTTGACGAAAGACACCCGCAAGGGCGATCTTTTGCAAAAGGAAGTTATGGAACGTTTGACTCTTGTCGAGGGCGAGGTCAAAGTGTTAGATGAGCATGGTCAAGTTTCGGCTATGACCATGGAAGAGCTTGAGGGATCCATTCGTCAGAATCTGGATTTCCTTGTAGATGGTAGCCAAGCGCAAGGCGGTGGTGCTGTCAGGTCAGAGGGTGAGGCCCAAAAACCAATGGAGATGTCGAGAGACGAATTCCGCTCACAGAGTCCTGCTGAAAAAATGGACTTTATTAAAAGCGGGGGAACTATCATTGAGTAATAGGAGATTTAGCAATGGCTAACACCTTTACAGATTTGGCGGCAGACGCCTTTAAAGCGGCCGACGTAGTTGGTCGAGAGTTGGTGGGCTTTATCCCATCAGTAACCATTAACGCAAACGGCTCTGAGCGAGTAGCTAAAGGCGATGTCATTCGTGCGTCATTTACACGTTCAGCGACAGCGGTCAACGTATCAGAGGCGATGACTATCCCAGAAGGGACAGATCAGACCGTTGATAACAAGACGCTGACCATCAACAACAGCCGCGCAGTACAGATTCCATACACTGGTGAGGACGTAATGCACCTCAACAACGGTATTGGTTTCCAGACTGTTTACGGCGACCAGATTCTCCAAGCTATGCGCACGCTGGCTAACGAGATCGAAGCTGATTTGGCACAGGAGGCATATCAAAATGCATCACGCGCTGTCGGTACTGCTGGCACCACTCCATTTGCTAGTGACTTTGATCTTCTGGCTGACGCTCGCCGCATTCTCGTTGATAACGGTATGCCTAGTAATGATGGGCAGTGTACTTTTGTTATGGATACTGCCGCTGGTGCGAACCTACGCAAGCTGGCTCAGCTCCAAAAGGCAAACGAAGCAGGCGGCACCAACCTCCTGCGACAAGGTACACTCCTTGACCTTCAAGGCATGATGATCAAAGAGTCTGCACAGGTGCAATCCCACACCAAGGGCACAGGCGCATCGAAACTGGTTAATGGCGCAGGTGCGGTCGGTGATACTACCATCACTACTGATGGCGGTTCTGGCACAATCCTTGCTGGTGACATTGTTACTTTTGCGGCTGATTCCGCTAACAGCTACGTTGTCAATACGGCTCTTGCAAATGGCACTTTTGCTATTGGAAGCCCCGGTTTGCAAGCAATAATTGCTGATAACAACGCAATTACGGTTGGCAACAATTACACTGCAAACGTTGCTCTGCACCGTCAAGCAATGGAGCTTGCAGTACGTGCGCCAGCGGTACCAGATGGCGGTGACGCGGCAGTCGAATCAGAAGTCATTACTGATCCAGTGTCAGGCCTGACATTCGAAGTTCGTATGTACAAGGGCTACCGCAAGACCATGATCGAAGTAGCAACCGCATGGGGTTACAAGGCTTGGAAGCCTGACTTCATCGCTACTGTTATGGGCTAAACATCGAGGGGGCTTTGGCCCCCTTTTGCTTTGAGGGTTTATCATGGCGCTCACCATAGAAGACGGATCATTGGTTACTGGTGCCAACTCATATATTACCGCCGCAGAGTGGGATACATGGGCAACAGACCGAGGCATCTCACATACACATAGCAACAGCAAAATAGAAGAAGGCATTTTGCGCGCTATGGATTATTTTGAGTCCCTGCATTTCGTAGGGCAAAAACACGAGGATACGCAAGCACTGCAATGGCCTCGTGACTACGTTTACATTGATGGTTACTCGATCGAATCTGACGAAATACCTAAAGAAGTTAAGGCGGCGATTTACGAAGCCACCAAAATGGAATTGGATGGCAATAGCCCTATTAAAGAGCAAGGGCGAGCCACAGTCAGTGAGAAAATCGGTGACATTCAAGTGACGTACAAGGGCAACGCTGGTATGCGAAAGACCACGCCTGCGTTTACACACGCCGTACGCAAGATAATTCATGGACGCCAGTCGGTTATACGGGCATGAGCTTTGATTACGCCTCTCTGGAGCAAAAGGCTGACTCGTTAATCGAGGCTTTTGGCGTGGAGTTAACATTCACACGCACATCAGAGGGTGCTTTTGATCCTGCCACTGGCAAAACGTCTAACACGACTAGTACGTTTACTAAATATGCTTGTGTCTTTAATTACGATGAGTCTGAAGTGAACGGCCAGAGCGTCCTACAGTCTGATAGGCGGCTTTTGGCGCAGGGTCATGCTTACGAAGTTGGCGACACTGTTGTGCTGGATTCCGAAACATATCGCGTCGTAAGCATTAAACAAACACGACCAGCGGATACAACGCTCGCTGTTAACCTTCAGGTGCGCAAATGACACAGTCCGTAGAGCAAGC